CGGTTAAGCGGGGAGGCAGGGTTTGGGGGGTATAAAATCCAGTTAGAAACAAAAAAAAAGGCTTCGGCCAACAAAATATTTTTGATGGCCCAAAACCCTCCCCAAACCCTCCCAACCCTCCCTTACTCTCTTATCCTATAGAGAAAAGGGAGGGTGAGTGTCACTTTGTATCGTTAAGAACAGGAGGGAGGGTAGGGAGGGTACTGAAAACCCCTACCCTCCCTACCCTCCCTGAGAAACAACAAAAAGGACCGCCTTCCCGATGTGTTTGGTTGGAGTGTCAGAATATCGCACGTCTGAGTAGGAATGGAGTGGACGTCGCCGTTGAAGAAGCCGAAGAAGACAAAGGAGGAGAAGGACAAGGAGGACTTCAAGAAGGTCAAGTGTGTGATTCCTGCGGCCACGGTGAAGCGGGTCACGGGCATCACGGCGGTGGATGATGTTCAGTGTCGTTGGATGGAACGGTGGGTGGACCAGCTGGTACGTGAGAACTCGTATCCACCACAGTTGCGTGGCGCAGACTTCTATTCGCTACTGGGGTCGTACTTTAGTGGTGACACGGCACTCGCCATTCTGGAACGGGCACGGGGAGACTTTGCCCGAGCATTCCCGTTAACCCAGAAGGAGAAAGAGGATGACTTGGGTTGGTTGTCGGCCGTCTTGCGCTTGGACGCAGCAGCGTTGAAAGACCTGCCGCAAAATTATCTTCTATAGACATATGACGTGGGGTGTTCACACGATTCTCAATCTCGGTAAGTGTTGTCCTGCTGCCATCCGCTCCCCCGTGAAGATTCAGCAGTTTAGTAACGCCGTCGTCAAAGCCATCCAGATGGAACAGTACGGGCAGACGCAGATTCAGCACTTCGGCAAGGATGACAAGCTGGGCTACAGTTTCCAAACGCACTTGACCACGAGCCATCTGTGTGGGCACTTTGCGGAGGAGAGCGACTCGGCGTTTTTGGACTGTTTCAGTTGTAAGGACTACGACCCGGCGTTGGTAGAGAAGGTGGCACGGGACTACTTCAAGCCGAAGGCGGTGGAACGGGTGGTATTGAAACGTGGTATAATTTCTAAACAAGAGTAAATGAGCGACACTCCGACTGGGTCTTCTATTGTCTCGTGGGTCAGCCTCGTCCTTGCCGTGACAGGAATGGTCGTAGCAGCAGTGAACCACAAGAAGATACGTAGCAGGTGTTGCGGAGCAGAGAAGATAGTCTCGTTGGATATCACAGACACAACACCCAAAGCAGGAGAGAAGGTAGAGGCGATTGAGATTCCGAGGCGCAGTGAGCGTCTGAAGGAAAAGGAGGAGCAGAAAGAATCTCAACCTACCGCAGCATGAAGACCCACCGAGAACAAGTCTTGGAGCGTTATGGAATGGAAGACCGTGGGTATTCTATTCCAGAATTGAGTAAGATATTCGGGTATTCCGAGGATGTGCTACAACAAGTGTATAACAGGGGTATCGGGGCTTATAGAACTTCCTATAAAAGCGTCCGTCTGAAGTCCTCGGGCGTCAAGCACATAGACGCCCCACCCTCTGCTAAGATGAGTCCGTACCAGTGGGCCCGTGGTAGGCTCTGGTCATTCTTAAATAATTCAAAGCTCCACGATAGAGACCTACGTTAGAGCCAGTTGGAGGCGTAACTATGCGTCTCCACCCCTCCGCCTTCTACGAGTCCGCTATAGCCGAAGGCCATCACGTTGAAGTCCATCGTGGTCTGGCCTACGCCGACGGGAGGAGAGGTGGAAGAGGTGTTGAGATAGATGGATGCTACTTCCACATCTGCTTCGTCAGAGTAGGGGCTTGAACCACCAAAGGCCGGTTGTGTCGCATTGGGAGTATAAGCCGTGGCAGTCAGCGCAAAGTGAGGATAGACGTCATATAGATTGAAAGGGTCACGAAGGGTGTTCTCTGTGGTGGCTTGAGAAGGTGCGAAGAGACCCGCACCGCCTACCATATACGACCCCGCACCTTGGAGGGGGAGATAGGCGGGACTCATGTCCCCCGCATAGAGCAGATAGGTGAAGCCCGAGCGCAGACGGGGAAAGAGAAGACCCGCTGCCGTCGTGATGTTGGTCGTAGTTTGAGCGGAGAATCCTTGGCCCTGCTGGAGAGGCACAGAATAAGCCCATCGTCCCGTGTAGTCGTTCGTTGTGTTACCACCGAACTGGTATGCGTATGTCTCAATCTGAATCGCAAAGGAGCCTTGGAGGGCAATGTCGGCATTCATCTTGACTAGGAACCACGCATTGCGCAGGTTCTTCTTTTTGATGGCGATGGAGGGAACAAGCGTCTGCGGAAGTGAAAGGCCGTAGAGAGCGTTGAGAGTATACCACGAAATCTTGGTGGAAGCGTACGCAGACCCGGGTGTCGTTGTGCCTCCCACGGGTGCCGTTCCGTTGTAGAGAAACTGCGTACCGTTTGGGTGTGTAGGAGGAGCCCCCATCGCATTCCAGTTCAGCACAGGATTGCCTTGGCTAATAATGGTATAGGTCGCCCCCGTTATGAGCGGATTTGCTAAAATAGTAGAGATTGGCAGAGCAGAGTAGGTCTTACTGAATCGCCAACCCGAGCCGGTCGCAGCAGGGTCAATAGGAGCCAGAGTCGTATTGGTCGTCCCGACACCGTAAGGGACATATATATTGGGAGGGTCACCCGTGCTCCACGTTAGATTCGTAACGCCTCCTACTGGGGCTGGAGTTTCAGTCACAAGGATTTTGTTGGCGAGGGACTGAGAGAAGGGGCCGGTTGCGCCCGTTGCGCCAGTAGGACCCTCTGCGCCCGTTGCGCCCACTGCGCCAGTAGGACCCTCTGCGCCCGTTGCTCCAGTAGGACCCGTTGCGCCAGTTGCTCCAGTAGGACCCGTTGCGCCAGTTGCGCCAGTAGAACCCCCTCCCCCACCGCCACCTGCTCCCCAGAGCAGAGCTCCAGTGGGTCCCGCAGGATTAATGCCCAAGACATCCCCCACGGCTCCCACGGCTCCTACAGAGTCACGAATCTGGTAGAGGTCCGCATAGCCGTCCACGGTGAGATTGCGAGGAGTCCCCCCAAGGTCGCCAACAAACACATCCGACGCAAAGGATGTCAGAACTAACATATCATTGAAGGACTGGCCTCCCAGTTTCTGCGTAGAGGTGGCCACTGCGGTGGTTGTGCTGACATCGGCTGACCCCCCCCCTTTGTTAAGGGTAATGTTATTCCCCGACTGCCCCAGCTGCTGGATGCCAACTGCGGAGCCACCAGCGTTCAGTAGCACCCAAGACGGATTCACCGGGAACGGAGGCACTCCAAAGGATACAAGTTGCGCCACGTAGGGAAAGCCGTTGTACTGAACCACGTTACCGACTTGATATTGGACAAAAGCAGACCAGTTGGCGTAGGATGTCATCTCTTTCTATTGGCAACATAAAATATTTTCAGACAATAGAATGGAAGAAGCACAAAGATATCCATTAAGTGACGGTGATTTACGTCGCTTACTGGGTCGTGACATCAGAATATGGAACTACCCCCAACTTCAAGACCTCACCGATGCCAACGAACTGTTTGATAAGCGTGGCCGAGCCATTCTCTTGTTTCCCAATAGTGGCCCCCATAGTGGACACTGGACGGCCCTCTTTCGCCGTCCTAAGATGATAGAGTTCTTTGACCCCTACGGCGACAAGCCAGAGGAACAGAAGAAGGGTCTCGGAAGGAGCCGACTGGAGGAATACGATATTGAACGACCAGACCTCACACGACTCTTGAGAGCCACGGGACTGCCCGTATATTACAACACGCATGATTTCCAGCGGGAAAGCCCCAATGTGGCGACCTGCGGTCGTCATTCTGCCGTGCGCTTGATGTACGATGGCAAGGACATTGACCAATATCACGAGATGATAGAGGAGTCGGGAAAGTCTGCTGATGACTTCGTCACAGAGATGACGTTCAATAAGTTGCGAAAATAAATGTGTTGGAGTAGTATAGAATGTCGGCTCGTATCAACAATGTCAGATATGAAGGATTCAGTGATGGTCTTCCGGACTATATCTACTTCAACGCAGATATCATTAACAACACGTCGTCAGATACTCTGTTAGCGGGTGGCAACGTCCCACCAGACCCAGCAATCCGCTTCAACGAGACTCGTGACACGGCGCTCTGTTCCGACACGTCCAAGTACGACTTCACCATCGTCCGCTTCACGATGGACGGCCCCGGACTGGACTTGCCCATCTTTATTCCCACGATAGAACTGGGTCAGCCAGACGTCAACAAGACGACGTACAAGATGGCCGTTACCTACCAGCAGACGTGGAACACGAATCTGGGTGCCATCTCCTTTGCCATTACCCCTACCCCTACCTTCATAGAGTTCCTTCCAGAGAACTACAACACGTCGGTAGCTCCTATCCCTGCTCCTCCTCTCAGGCAGCAGGACATTTCCACGGACTACTACTACGTCAACACCTTTACTCACTTCGTGTCTATGTGGCAGACGACGATGAGCGGTGACCCAGCCGTGACGGGAAGTCCCTCTGCCTACAACCTCCTCTATGCCGATTTCGCACTACAATGGGCAACGTATCCGGGTTTGACTGACCCCTTTCCCTTCCCTACCTATGCTGACTTCTTGGCCTACGTCAATGCGCCTCAATTGACCTACGATAACAAGAGCAAACTCTTCAGTATCTTTGCTGACTCGGACGGCTTCGGAGGTCGCATCACGGCCTTCACCCCCATCCCCTATGTGGCGGGAACGGCCTCTCCTCAGACCAAGCCTACGATGCGCATCTTCTTCAACTCCAACCTGTATGGTCTCCTGAACAACTTCTATTCGGACTACTGGAACACGACCAACCTTACGGCGGATGGCTTCCCGAACCCCGTCCCCTTCGGTTACACCTACGAAATCCTGTTCTACAACAACTTCTACCAGAACGTCGTGGACTATCGTCTCAGCCCTTACTCCGGCGTTCCCCCGCTCGGCATCGTCCCCATCTCCAAGCAGAAGGTCTACTACAAGCAGGAGCAGGACTACCAGAGCACGGGCTCCCTCTGGTCCCCGATTGGCTCTATCGTCTTCACGACCACCCTCCTTCCCATCAAGTACGAGGCTACGGGGCAGCCCAACGTGCTGGGCACTGGCAACTTGGGCGACTCGGCTCCTACCTCCCAGTCTGCTTTCCAGCCTATCATTACGGACATTGCTCTGGACACGAGCACGGCGGGTCCCGAAGCCTACCGTCAGTTCACCTACTACACCCCCGTTGCCGAGTATCGCATGACGGACTTCGGCGCCTCCAAGCAGGAAGTCCGCAGCATAGACATCCAAGTCTTTTTTAAGAACCGTCTGGACGGCAACCTTTACCCGATAAATATGTTTAACCTTTCCACGGTCAGCATTAAGTGCCTCTTCCGAAAGAAGGGGATTGTGTGAAAGTGATTTCACTCGCAAAAAATAAACTCACCAGATGATATACGATGAGTTCCGACATTGAGAAGTTGACCGTAATGGACTCTCGCATTGTCCAGAGCCGCCCGAAGTACGCCGTGGAGAAGGGCGCCCTTAGCGTGACCAATGCGCCGTTTAACGCTATAGCCGCCTCATCTTCCCAGCACACGTACAACATCTACGTGCCTTCCGAGAACGTCTTCGTGGACAGGAAGATTCTCTGGTCCTCCACCGTCAGCCTTCAGTGCCCCGTGACTGTCTTGGACCCCCCCGGCCAAGTAGCGGGGCAGCCCATCTGTGTCCCCGGCCGTGACTTTGCTTTGGCCTGTTTGCCCCTCAACCAGTTGGTCAGCACCCTCTCAGCAACCATTAACGATGTGGCGGTGATGGTTTAACCATTGCCGTGCGTAGTCGGTGTCGTATTGAAAAGATACGGCAAAAACGCTCTACCGGAATCAACCGGCTTAGTGCGGGAAGTCCCTTAGAGCCTCACATACCACTCTCCCCCGAAAGGGAGGAAGAGGAACTCGCTTAATTGGCGAACCCAACGGTAAAAAGTGTGAGGATTGGGTAATCCGCAGTCAAGTTCCTACGGCCGCTATGTCAGGCTATGGAAAAGGCTCAACGACTTCACGAGCGTAAGGGTGAGGAGATTGACAATCTCCGATGACCCCTTAAAGGTAAAGTCTATGCCGACCTCCCGGCGGGAGGTGTGAAAGTATGGTGAAAGCCACGGTATAACAGACAACAACCGTCATTAACTCTCAGGATGTGCTCAACCCCATCCTCCGTCTCACAGACTACAAGAAGAACCGCCTCATCCGCACCGCACCCACAATGCTTGACAAGTATGCGTGTTACGATGACGCCTTCGGCACCCAGAACAACCCCATCGGTGGCTACAATGATTCCACAGACTACGACAATGTTCCTAACGGCGCCTTCCCCGGCCTGTTCTTCACGGACCCCCAAGGTAACAAACTCGGCACTGCCTCCCCTGCCTTCGCTGGTGCCCCCTACGATGCCGTCAATGGTGTTCCCGTGTACAATCCTGCTCTTGCTCCTGTTCCTGCGAACGGTGTTCAGACTTACACGGGCAATCTTGGGTCTATCTTCCTCCAGTGGCGCACGACCGAGCCCATCTGCCTCAGCCCCTTCATCTTCTCCGATGAACACGAGTGGGAGACGGGTCTCTTCGGCATCAACAACATCCAGTTGATTATGAATATGAAGTCCACCCCCTCCAGCGTCATCCGTTCCTGCTCCCGTGCGGGTGTCGTGGTCGGTCCCGCTGCCTACAACACGCAAGTGGGTCTTGCCAGTGTCTTTCAGGGCTCTGTCCTGAACGTGACCTTCTTGACTCCCTCTCTGGATGTTCCTCTGCCCCCCAAGTCCGTCGTGCCCTATATGGAGTTCCCCCGTTACATTACGCAGGGTGCTACAACGGGCCTTCCTATTGCGCCCGGGACTTACGGTACAGTTCAGTCCCAGACCATCACTCTGCCTCAGATTCCCGACTTGCTCATCATCTACTGTAAGCCATCCGTTACAAGCCCCTTTGAAGGTGATAACTACTTGCCTCTGGCCAACAGAGCCATTGACAACGTAGCGAACCCTCTCAGCATCAACTTTGACAACTTTTCCGGTCTCTTGTCCTCCGTCACAACCGAGCAGTTGTACCAGATGTCCGTCCACAACGGTCTGGATATGGACTATGCGTCTTGGTCCGGCGCTGGGCGCTCCTCGTCTGCGTCTTGGGCGACACCCGGTACCACGGCCGCCCCCGCAAGTGTGATTCAGGGCTCTGGTCTCTCCCGAACCCAAGGCCAACTTATTCCTTTGGTGGGTGGTCTGCTGGTGCTCAAGCCCAGTGCGGACATCACCCTACAGAGCGGACAAGCGCCATCCCTTGTGGGTAACTTCACCCTCCAGTTCAACCTTCAAGTCAGGAACAACACCTCCGTTGCCCAGACTCCTTCCCTCTTCGTCATTACGGCGAACTCAGGGTTCTTTGAATCCATCCGTGGGTCGTCCCGTATCATCAAGGGCGTACTCTCCGAGCAGGACATCATCTCGGCCCCTATGGCGTCAATGATGACCCGTACGGAGCTGGACCGCTACGTTGGCGGTGGCTTTATGGACAAACTCATGACGGGTATCCGCAAGGCTGCTCCTTCTCTCCTCTCCGCTGCGAAGGAGGGTTACAAGGGCTTCAAGGAGGGTGGCGCAATGGGATGCGGTCCTTCCGCAGGAGGTATGGCCACGGGAGGCGCATCTGGCGGTCGCAGAGGTGCGAAGGGATTATCTGCCCGGTTGATGTAGATGATTTGAGTCCAATAAATAATGTTGAGTAATGATATAGAATGTCCGCATCATTACTTTCCGGTGGACCCGCTCCTTCAGGCCCAAGTCTTGTCCCAAGGCCCTCAGTAAATACCGTCGTAAACCCGGGTGCGGGTACTCTTGCGATTGAGGCTGCGAACGCAGTCTCTTCTCTTATAGTTCAGCGTTCGGCAGGAGCGTACGTGGATGTTACGACACCTTTCGCTGGTACCACCCAGTTAGTGATTGCGGAGCCTCCCTTTGCGACGTACGCAAGTGCGAACGAGACCCAGTCTCAGTACGTCTTTCAGTGCTCTAATAATTCTTCTACGACTCTGGACGAGGGCGTTTTGTTTTTTCAGGGGTATGCGGGTGGGGCGGCGCAAGGGAAAATCGTGCGAGTGCCAAAGCCAAATGCCGGTGGAACGTCTGATAACATATGGGAACTGATTGGTGCTGCCCAGTCCGCAATCGTGACTATCTTAGCAACGGCAACCACTGTCGTAGTTCCTAACACTCTTGTTACGGCTGGGGCAGTCATACTTGTCCAACTAAGACAGGCCGCCGAGGATGCTACTGCGGAAAGGTTCTGGGTTTCAGCAATCAACCCCGGTGTAAGTTTCACAATCAGCACTAACGCTGCTGCTACTGCGAATACGAATGTAGAATACTTCGTTGTGAAATACAGTGCTTAAAATGATTTAATCCTGAATCAAAAATCTCACACTCTCATATAGATGTCGGCATCACAACTATCCGGAGGCTACGCCCCTTCATCCGTTCTTCTTGTTCCATCCCTTGCCACGGGTGTAGATAATACTGGAGAGGCTCAGTCCGTCGCCCGTCTTGCGGCGGGGGCTCAAGTCCCGAACCTGTTAGTTCAAGCCATTGCGGGTGTACAACCGGCTGTGAGGGCCGTTACAGAAATCAACCTTGTGGAGCCCCCGTTTGCCGACTTCGCAGCCCCCATTGGCAACCCCACCCAGTCTGCTTTCTCTATTACCGTCCCGAACGGCACCTTTGGTGGTCGCACAGAAGGAGCATTTCAGATAATCTCGTACGCTGATGGGAATGTGAACTCTATCAATCTGAGCATCCCGAAGCCATCCCTCCTCGCTGGACAGGGTGATAACTTCTGCGGTCTTACCGGCTCCGACCAAGCAGGACAGATTACAATCCCTTCTGGAGCAACGGGACCTGTTACCCCTGTCGTCAACGCAGCCGTGTTGGCCAATACACCCATTCAGTTTTCCAATAACCCTTACACAACTGCTGGACCCGCCGCAGGAGCAGGTGTTTCAGTAGTGGTTACGGCAGGTGTCGGTTTTACATTTTCCGTTCCTGTTGCCCCTACCGCTGACCTCGTTATCAACTGGTTTATCCCCAGATACTAAGTGGGCCTCGTTCATTCATAATTTAATATCTCATTCTATTTGTAGAAGGCATCCAATGGATTCTACAAAAGAAGTCATTCAGTATATGGACATCGCAGGGAATCTAGTAGACTATATCCCGACCATCACCCGTCTCTATGCGCCCGTATCCGGTGGTGGATACATTGACGTGGACTTGACGGCACCCGTCACCCTCCCTACCATAACACGTGAATCGCTAGATTGTTCGGGGAATACGAGTCCTTCTTCCAGTCGCCTTTTATCTTCGTTGCCCTCGCTAAGAACCGGCGACGGTGTTCGTCTGCGGTCGGGTCGTGTGCTAGAGAGTAAAGCACGTGGTCGCCCAGCCCAACGGAGCCAAAGCGAACCAGCGTCCCATTAGCCTTGGGAATCTGTAACTTGTGCTTGTCATCGCTACTGAAGCCCAGATGCTTCCAAGCCAGTCCGTGCTTCTTGGCCTTGGCTTGTGCCTTCTTGAGATAGGCTTCTGGACTCACTCCCGCATCCCGCAACTGTTTATGGAACCTTCCGGTTGGCCGTCGGCCACCCGTAAAGTTATCCAATGCGTGATTCGTGTAGGCGTCGTATACAGACCCAACGAAGGGGACATAGGAGATAACCTTATCAAAGAGACCCGGCGCCTTCTTCTTGTCCCGTACCTCTACACCCGGCGTGAACCGTCCTATCGTCTCATACAAGGGGTCACCCTTCTGGTAGATGCGCTGGTTGGCAATGTTGCTACGGATATCCAATGGCTGGACGGCAGGATTGTAGGACACTCCATTCCGTATCAGACCCAGCTTGAGGAAGGCGTCCAGTATCGCACCACCCAACGAATGACCTACACCATAGTACTGGTAGGAGGAGGGAGGGTATTGATTCTGAAAGTCCTTGAGGTCACGGACATCCTTCTGGAACCGAGCAGAGGATTGTAACTGGTTGAGCGCAATCATCGCATCTGCCTTGAGGTCCGTAGTGTCAGTAGGGTTGGTGCCCCGAATAGCAATGACGATGTCTCTTCCCTTCTCTCCCTTTCCTTCCTTATAGAACTTGAGAGTAGGAGTGGAGCGGACGAGGTTGAACCCAGCAATAGCGGAGGGAGGGTTGGGAGAGTAAGAGGCCTTTGCCATCTGCTGAAGAATATTTCTAGAGGGGATAGCCCCGCCCTTCAACGCTTTGCCTCTACCAAGTTTGAGAGGTGAAACCCTCCCTCCACTCCCTCTAGGCTTGAGTGGATTGACAGTGATAACCGTGGGGTCTGTCATTGGAACATCCTCAACCGCAGGAGACCGTGAGACGGCAGAGGAGGATGAGTTAGAGGAAGAAGAGGAGTTAGATGAGGGGGCAACGGCTGCTGCTCCAATACGAATCGTGACGGGTACCAAGCCAGTGATATCAGTGCCCATCGGACCTCGTCTTGCCTGTGTCGCAACATACCCAGCAGCCGTCTCAGCACTTATAATCTCAATTTCCTTAGGAGGCTCACTATGGGGAGCAATCAGATAGGCGAGTTGGCCATCTGTGAAAGGTTCGCCCGTTACGTGGTCTTCAAATGCGGCAGGAATCGTAATCGTCCTCGTGGGCTCTGTGTCAGGGAGACTGTAGTTCGTCTGGACTATCTCAACGATATCTTCCGCCTCTTCCTCTGTGAAGCCTAACTCTATGAGTTTTTGAATGAGTCTGGTGACCCCATAGACAACAATCCCACCAGCAGCAAAGGCCAATGTAGTAGTCCCCATTATTTGCGCTATTCCATACTCATACGACCCGTCTGTTTTCATTTTAAGTCCCGCAGTAATCCCTGACGCAAGAGCCCCAAGGAAACTAGTTGTTAAGGCAGTCAACTTCTCCCTCTGCCGATACATAATATCCCGTATCTCACTCCAATCCAACCCTCCCCGCAACGTCTTGCGCCGTCCACTCCCCAGCGCCGTGTCAATCGCATTGCCCGGTAGGTTCATAGCCTTCTGTGC